GTTAATCGCAATGATGCTTATAGCATCTACTACTGCATTTGCTGATGAAAGCAAACAGTATAAATGTGGCGGTCAAGTATATGATCCTGCTGAATGGGAATGTGTAGGAGACAACATGCTAAAGGAAGTGAGCAGCAAATCCACTTGGGATGCAATGGGTGAAAGTGTTAATCAAATAGGTAATGCTATTAGTGACGGAGCATCTGCCGCAGGTGATGCTATTTCAGGCGCGGCAAAGAAATTAAAATTCTGGTAATTGAGGGGAAATAAAATGGCAGAAGAAAAGAAAACAGTAACAGTTGATCCAGATGTAGCAGCTAAAATGGACACTAATGGTGACGGACATATTAGTGCCGAAGAAGCAGCAATGGAACTAGAGTTTAAGCGTAAGGCTTTTGAAGACGCTGACGCACGTAGAGATGCAATGCGTAACATGGCTTGGTTTGCACTATTTGGTATGCTACTATATCCATTTGCTGTTGTGCTTGCAAGTTTAATTGGATTAGATACAGCAGGTAAAATCTTAGGTGATATGGCAGCTACATACTTTGTTTCAGTAGCAGCGATTGTAATGGCGTTCATTGGTGGTAATGCATACGCTGATTCTAAGAAGTAATCACTACTAACTTTATGTAATAGTCCATGCGGTAAATACTAACATGGACTATTACTCTATACTAGGTGTACCTAAAAACGCCGACGAATCTACTATTCGTAAAGCATACAAAAAACAAAGTATGCAACACCATCCTGATCGTGGCGGCAATGAAGAAAAGTTCAAACAAATTAACGAAGCGTATCAAACGCTAAAAGATCCACAAAAACGTGCAGAGTACGATAATCCGCAACCGCAGTTTAATTTTAACAGCAGTAGCTTTAACGGTAAAAATCCATTCGATGATTTTTTTGCAAACTTTAGACAACAACAACCTAGAAACCCTAATATTAATATTAAAGTAGAATTAAATTTAAGAGAAGTGTTTACTGGAAAAAAGGTACTAGTAACATATAGATTAAGAAATGGACAAGAACAAACTGTAGATTTAGATATACCGCCAGGAGCAAATCATGGAGATCAAATTAGATTTAGTGGTTTAGGCGACAATAGTATTCCTGGAAGGCGAGGAGATTTATTTGTAACAATTTCAGTAAAAGGCGATAAAGAGTTTGACAGACAGTTAGATAACGTGTATACTACTAAGAAAGTAAATTGCTTAGAAATGATCGTAGGAACAAAAATCCATATACTCACACTAGATGGTAAACAAATAAATTTAAATATACCTCCAAATACAAAAAATGGAACAACATTTAGTATGCCAGGATACGGATTTCCTAATTTACAAAGTAGACAACGAGGAAATATGTATATTAAAATTGAAGCTGAAATACCAAGGAATTTAAACAATACACAAATTGAACAAATAAGAGGAATTTTAAATGGATCTTAAATTAGTAAAATCTCCTAGTCCTTGGTTAGAAAAGCAAGTGTCTCCTTTTAGTTTTAATTTCTTAAATGCAAAAGAAGTTGAAAAGCAAATGATCGAATTGATGATAAAAGAAGGCGGTATTGGACTTAGTGCAAATCAAGTTGCACTCGATGCTCAAATTTTTGTTATGAAGCCTTATCTAGCAGAAGTAAAAACACCTTTTGCTGTAATTAATCCAGAAATTTTAAGAATTTCTGAAGAGCAAGAAATAATGCCGGAAGGATGTTTAAGTCATCCTGATTTATATTTAACAGTGAAACGCCCAAGAACTATAATCGCAAAATTTCTTGACACTGACAAAAATGAGTGTATAATAGAACTTAATGACATCGACGCTAGATGTTTCTTACACGAATATGATCACTTGTACGGAATTGAATTTACTGACAGAGTTAGTAAACTTAAACTTGACCGTGCAAAGAAAAAACAAAATAAAATGAGGAAAAAGCAGAATGGTTGAACCAAGCAAAGAGTTACAATTAGTTTTCGATAAAGCAATTAAAGACGCTAAAAAACTACAACACGAATATGTAACTATAGAACATTTGCTCTTTGCAATGATGTGTTCTACTAACTTTTTTAATTTATTAAAAGGGTTTGGAGCAGACGTTGATTTTTTGAAATCTAATTTAGAACATTATCTAAAAAATAATCTTGAAGAAATTAAAATAGCAGACACAAAATATAAACCTAAAAAAACTCAAGCAGTTGAACGAGTATTAAATCGAGCATTTACACAAACTTTGTTTGCTGGACGTTCAGAGATTGATCTTAGTGATATTTTGTTGAGTGTGCTTAGTGAAAAGAAAAGTTATGCTACATACTACTGTGAAAAAGCAGGAATTTCTAAAGAACCATTTTCTGATTATATTAGTGCCGAAGTAGAGGAAGCTGCAGAAGATACAGAGCTATCAGGTCAAGCACAGAGAGCACTTCGTTCTTTCACAACCAATCTTAACAACGAAGCTAAGAAAAATAAAATTGATCCAATTATTGGACGTTCTGAAGAACTTGAAAGCATTGCACTTTCATTAGGTCGTAGAAATAAAAATAATGTAATACTTGTAGGTGATCCGGGTGTAGGTAAGACTGCTATTGCAGAAGGAATGGCGTTTAATATTGTAAATGACAACGTTCCTGAGTTTCTTAAAGATTACGAAGTTTACATGTTAGACATTGGCGCTATGCTCGCTGGTTCAAAGTACAGAGGAGATTTTGAAGAAAGACTAAAACTTGTGCTTTCTGGCTTACAGAAAAAAGGTAAGACAATTATGTTTATTGACGAAGCACATATGATTAATGGTGCTGGAGCAGGCGGATCAAACAACTCTAATGATTTAGCAAATATGCTAAAACCTGCACTAAGTAAAGGCAATATTAAAGTTGTTGCTTCAACTACTTGGGAAGAATATCGTAAGTACTTTGAAAAGGATCGTGCTCTTATGCGTCGATTCCAACGTGTAACTGTTGACGAGCCGTCTCCGGAAGTGACTAAAGATATTTTACAAGGTATTAAACGCTACTATGAAGATTATCATGGTACAATAATTACCGAAGATGCAATTGACAAAGCTGTAAAATTAAGTGTAAAATATCAAAGTGATAAAAAACTTCCTGACAAAGCAATCGACTTAATTGATCTAGCATGTTCAAGATTTAAAATTACACAAGAAACAGATAAAATTGTAACAGCAGAGAAAATTGAATATGAACTTGCAAAAGTAGTTAAGTTACCTCCTGAGCAAGTTAGTCAGAAAGAAACAGATAACCTTGCAAATCTTGAACATAATCTTAAAGGTAGTGTTTACGGACAAGACGAAGCAATTGAAAGTATTGTAGATAAGATTCTTGTTAGTCAAGCAGGACTTAAACCCGATGACAAACCAATTGGTAGTTTTGTATTTATGGGTCCAACAGGCACAGGTAAAACAGAAACAGCAAAGCAACTTGCAAGTCAATTAGGTGTAGAACTTGTACGTTTTGATATGAGTGAATATATGGAGAAACATAGTGTTGCAAAACTAATTGGTTCTCCTCCAGGTTATGTAGGACACGAAGAATCATCAGGACTGTTGATTGAAAAATTACAGGAACATCCTAACTGTGTTCTACTACTTGACGAAATTGAAAAAGCCCATCCTGACGTTTCTCAAATCTTACTACAGATTATGGATAATGGTAAAATTACAGGATCACAAGGTAAAGAAGCAGATGCACGTAATAGCATATTAATCCTTACAACTAACTTAGGTGCTCAAGCAGCAGAAAAAAACACTATAGGATTTGATGAAGATTTTGAATCAAATTCATATGCAGATACAGAACTTAAAAAGTTCTTTAGTCCAGAGTTCCGTAATAGACTCGACGGTGTAATTACATTTGCTAAACTAGGTAAAGAAGTAATGATTAAGATTGTTGGCAAGTTCCTTGTTGAACTTAAAGATATGGTTGCTGCAAAAGATGTTTCTATTAAAGTTACTGACGAAGCAATCGATGCACTAGTTGATAAAGGCTTTGACCCTAAAAACGGTGCTCGTCCATTGCAACGTGTGATTGATAAAGAAATTAAACGACCTCTTTCTAGATTACTCCTTTTCGGAGAACTAAAAGATGGAGGAAAACTAAACATCGACTTCCGTGAAGATAAATTTATATTAGATTGCGAAGTGGAGGAAATCGTTGAGTCACAGGCATGAAAAAAGTTATAAATTATTTTATGGCAAATATCTTTATCGATTAGAAATAAGAAATTCTTTAGCAGCGTTTTTTAGAGAAAAAAATCTTCCGCTTGCAAGATCAACTCTTGATTCGCTGCATAGTCAATATGATTTAGAGGCTAAGCAATTATTCGTACACAGAGGGTTGCGTCATCAAATTATAACTGAAACAGAGTTTTTTGATGCTGTTAAACTATATAGTGCATTTGTAAAAATGGACGATTATAAACTACGTGTACAAACAAATTACATTAACATCTATGCAAATGATTTATCATGGCTTAAAAATATTATAAAACAAGTTAGTCCTGACAGAGTTAGTAGTTTGTGGCAGCCAGACGAATCGTACAAAAAATTATTAACTTCTAATACTATTGTAATTGAAAACGATATAGGTTACGAATATAGAGTTACATTTGGTACTAAAGAAGGTGAACCCGAGTTTCTTAAATGGGCAGAATCAAATCCTAAATTAATAAAATTAGGTCCAGTTTTAAAAGAAGAGCTCAGATGCCGTGGGTATGTAAACGGAATGTATTTTTATGCTAGAGATGAAAAAGTTTTAAATTTATGCACTCTTATAACATCAAACATAAGAAGAATTGATAAACTAATAGTCAAGCCCGATATAGATAAATAGTTATATGGCAAACAGTGAAACAATATTATCAGCACAATCACACCCAGGAGACAGTACAAACGAAACTGTGACTGGAGAAAAGTACAAAGGGGACGGTTACTACGGTCGTAGTGACGGGTTTCATACTGTTCAATACAATGTAACAGGGTTTATAGGAACTATAGATATCCAGGCGACACTAGCTGTTGATCCTGGAGATGCTGATTGGTTTACACTTTCGAGCACAAATTTAACAAGCACTGACGACAGCAGTGACTATGCTAACGGATCGTTTATATACAACTTTACAGGTAACTATGTTTGGGTTAGAGCGTACATAAGCGACTGGACAGACGGTACAGTAAACAGCATACAATTAAATCACTAGGGTAGGAACAATGGAACATTTTGTAAGAATAGTAATGGAAAAACAGGAAAACGCTAAATTAAACGAATCAGTTTTTCCCATTTATGAATCATACACAACAGAACAGGATGTAACTGTTTTACAGATTCCGTTGCCTAAAGAGCTATCTGAAGATGAATCAAATGAATATGCAGAACATCTTGCAAACTATATGTTTGAAGAAGGTTACGACGACTTTGATATTATTATAGGTGAAGACGATAATGTTATTGAAGAAACATACGATGACGATGACGAGTTTTTTGAGCAATACGGTGTACTGTGGTTCAACGAAGACGACGAAGTTGATGAGGCAGAATATCAAGGACGCAAAGTTAAACTAGGCAAGCCTATGCAAGGCGATGTTAAAAAGTTTAAAGTATATGTAAAAAATCCAAAGGGCAATGTAGTTAAAGTTAACTTTGGTGATAAGAAATCAAGAATTAAAAAGTCTAATCCAAAAAGACGTAAAAGTTTCCGTGCTAGACACAACTGCGATAATCCAGGTCCACGTCATAAGGCACGCTATTGGTCATGTAGGAAGTGGTAGTATGCGAATAGATGAATTTAGTCAACAACCTGAAAATAAATTCGATTTTGATGTAGTCGATGACGTTTGCGTTTTTATGCGCAATGATCCTATGTTTTATCGTAAGTCGTTTTTTCCTGCTGTTACTCATATGGCTGACATGCATCGCGAAGGGAAAGAACTTGATAAAAACAAATGCTTAGGCAGTATGGTAGAAAATGCACTAGGTGCATACTGCAAAAAATATGACATTGCACAGATACCAGACGAAATATTTACAAACGATGATAGAGGACAAATCATTGATAAGATATTTTCTGAAGAGATGGAACAAATTAAAAAAGGCGAATACAAATGAGACTGCGCCAGCTTTTTGAATCACCTCGAACTGCGGTAATGGCATTCGGAAGAATGAACCCTCCTACTATTGGACATGCTAAATTAGTTGATGCAGTAAAAAGTCAAGGCGGCGATCCTTATGTATTTTTAAGCCAATCTCAGAAACCAAAAACAGATCCTTTACCATTTACAGAAAAACTACGTTATGCAAAATTCTTTTTTCCAGGAATTACTATCGGACATCCTGAAGTAAAAACTGTTATACAAGCTCTGCAAAAAATTAATGAACTAGGTTATGAAAATTTAATCTATGTAGCAGGTTCAGATAGAGTACAAGCATTTGAAGAATTAATTAACAAATATAATGGCAAAGACTATAACTTTAATAGTATACAAGTAGTAAGCGCAGGCGAGCGTGATCCAGATGCAGACGGTGCAGAAGGAATGAGTGCAAGCAAAATGCGAGCAGCGGCAGCAGCTGGTGATTTAGATTCATTTAAACAAGGTGTTCCTAATCCAGAACTTGCAGACGAAATGTATGCAGCAGTTCGTCAAGGTATGGGAATACAAGAACCAGTAGCAGCAGAAGATGCAAGTCCAGACGAAGAAGACGAATTCCACCGTAAGTTAGACAACTTAGTACATCAAACTTTTGGTCACAGCAGCGACGAAAAGAAAATGAAAAGGAAAAAACAAGAAGATGCACCTCCGGGTAGAGAAAAACAAGTTAAAGCACTAAAGAAAAAGTTTGACGATCCTGGAGCACCTTATGCTATTGCTTGGGCACAACATAACAAACACGGCAAGCCGAGAAGGAAAAGCCGTGGATGAACTTGACTATATTAAAAAACTAGCAGGTATAAACGAATTCCAAGGCTATAAGCCATACAACGAAAATGTATCTGTAACAGGCACAGAAAAAAAGCGCATCGAGCGCGAAAAGAATATCCAACCCGGTACTGACGAATGGTTTAAGCTATGGTTTAGCTTGCCAGGTCTTACAGGTAATGCACCAGCATTTAGAGGACGCAAAAGAAAATGAAGTTAATTGATCTAAATGAATGGGGGCGTATTGTTAAAGGTGTTAATACTACACCAGATGTTGATACTGACGAAATTAAAGTACAAACTGCAAAGTTTGGTAATACTGTTGACAAAGACGGTAAGCCGCCTACACTTAGTAAAAAAGTAAAAGGATCAAAAACCAATGTCTTATTTAACTTAGGACTTGCAGAAGGTATTATACTTCGTTTAGAACGTGACAAGCATATGGACGTTCTGCACGTTATGGATACTAAAGAAAAACATCGTGTAGAGGTTCGTGGTAAGAAAGGTTACGAAAGCGGCAATTACGATCCACAAGATAAACTACATCAAGTATTAGATAGTGTCGGTAAAGCAGCGAATATTAGCGAATTGATAAACGGAGAAACTGTAAGCATCAATCCTAATCATCCACAAGGTACTCGTGCTATACGCACAGCACAAGATGTCTTACAAACTGAAGATAAGTTTACACCTATGCAATTAGCTCTTATGGAGGGCGGACACAGCATAGAAGACTGGGTTTGTGGGAAATGTTATGCAGACCCTTGTATATGTGAAAGTGTAGAAGTAAACGAAAAGTGGAGTCAAAAATATAAGCGTTCAATTAACTGTAATAATCCTAAAGGCTTCTCACAAAAGGCGCATTGTGCAGGACGCAAGAAAAACGAATCAGTAGCAGACTGGTTTAAAAGAACATTTAATCCAGATCCACAGTTTAAAGCCTGGCTTAGAATGTACAAAGTAGATCCTAAAAAAGCACAAGCAACATTTGGAAATACTAAGCATAAGGAATACTTAGCATCTATGCTAACACAAGTTGACGAAAACTTTGCTGATGGTAAGAAAAAAGGCAAAAGCAGACCAGGGCGTGTAAAACGTGCAGGTGCTAGTTGCAATGGTAGTGTAACTGCATTGCGTAAAAGAGCTAAAAATGCAAGTGGTGAGAAAGCGAGGATGTATCATTGGTGCGCAAATATGAAATCAGGACGGAAGAAGAAGTAACACATTATGTTACTAAAATTAAAGAGCATGAAGAAAAACGGCTAAGTACTAATAAGCGCAACGAATATTGGAGGAATTATTATGAAAATAAATGAAATATTAGCAGAGGCACAAACCAAAGCAAGTTGTGGTTGTTCTGCAGATAGTTGTTCGCACTGTGCAGGTAAACATACACTTGATGAAGTTGGACAAAAATGCTCTTGCTGCGGCAACATGATTAAAGAAGTTAAAGTTAACGAAACTGCCACAGCTGGTGGTACAAGTGCTGGTGGAATTGCTGGTACATCAAATGGATTTGCAAGTGGCGGAATTGGCACTATTAGTAGAGCCGGTACTGTAAACAAAAAGCGTAAGAAGAAAAAAGAAAACTGATAAATACGTTATAACAGTATTTTGGAGCAGCTCTAATGAGAAAAGAAGAATTTAAAGAAGGCTTAGGCGATATGGCGCACATGGCAGAACGTGACCATGAAGTGCAAATGGCTCGTGCCGATCTGTATAAAATTGCAAAATATGCAATTCAATTACACGACATGATGAAAAATGTTACAGAAGCAGAAGGACTTGAAGGTTGGCAACAGGCTAAAATCACTAAAGCAGCAGACTATTTAGGTAGTGTATTTCACAACTTAGAATACGAACTAAAATTTGGTAATGGACAAGCCGGTGTTGTAAACCCAGAAATGGCTACAGAGTCTTATAAAGAAAAGTTAGCACAAAAGCTAGAATCACTAAAAAACTGAGGTGCATAAATGCGTGAGATTTCTGCATCACAAGTACAAGCATATGTAGAAGAAAACGTCCCTGCGTGGGGTGGTGAATTTCAGCAAGGTCTTCGAATTGTTCGTAATATGCTTTTTGATGCTCGCTTATCTAGAAGAGAAATTCGAAGAGATATGGAAAGTGCAGCAGCGCAGTGGTTCGAGAAAAAGAACTTGATCGGCGGTGTATACAAAGAAGTTGGCGTTTCTGGCGAATTTAGAATGGTAGTGATAACGCCTGCAGACGATGACGGATTTGTAGGCTATACTAGAAACTGGGACAATCGTGATAATACTGAAGAAATATTAACTGCTCAAGCAAATGCTTCTATGCTGCCAGCTGTTATCATGGAAGACTGGTTAACTGAAGATGAAGAAACACTTTTTTATAGAGTAGCCAAAATACAAAAAGATATAATAGAAGGCACTAGTGACGAAACAGAAATAGATGATACTAGTGACGAAACAGAAATAGATGATACTAGTGACGAAACAGAAATAGATGATACTAGTGACGAAAACGAAGTTACAACCTCTAATGTTACAGGATTTGAAAACTTATCTGCATTTGCAAATAGCGGCAAAAGAGGACTTGCAAACGATCCAGACGAAGTAGAAGCAATTAATGAGCTCCAAACATTTTTAGTTTCACTTGGATTAAATGTAGGCCGCAATGGTGTAGACGGCAAATATGGCCCTGCTACTACTGCCGCTGTTAGACAATTTCAATCAGAAGTAATTGATCTTGCACAAGACGGTGATGCAGGTCCAAACACTATTGCTGCCATTATAGAAGTACATAACGATTTCCAAGAAATAGAAGAACTTCTAGAAATTCTAAATGACAATAATGTCGAGGAAGGCACAATTCCTGTATTCTATAAAAGCAGTATTTCGGTGCTACTCGAAAGAGAACTAACACAAGAAGAACGCACTAGACTAGAACAATTATTAAACAAATACGACGGGTTCATTGAAGCGTTTCCTAATTATCAACAAGATACAGTTACTCAAGCACGTACAGTAGTTGACGGTGAACAAGGTGTAGATGATGTTGAACAAGGTGACGAACAAGGTGTAGATGATGTTGAACAAGGTGACGAACAAGGTGTAGATGATGTTGAACAAGGTGACGAAGTAGCTGGTGAAACAGAAATACCCTGGAACGATGTTACAGTTTCTAGAGAATCAGAGCAACGTGCAGTAGGCGAACCTAGAAATATAGTATTATTACAATATCCAGAAGGTGAAGAATACATTGTAGTTGCTCCCGAGTATCAATTAGATAACGAAATAAATTATCGAATCGGAACCGAAGGAGATGGGTTTCCTGAATCAGCCGTAGTAGGTGATGCATTAATAGACGACATAGAAGCAGAATTAGAACGCCGTGGTATTCAAAGACCCGGAAGTGATGAAGAAACAGTTGACGACGATAAAGGTTGGTCAATTGATGAGCCGAATAACAGAGTAAATGTTACAGCACCTTCAGGTGCAGAGTTTGTGTTTGTTTTAGACTCATTAAGTGTAGCTAACAGAGATCCAGTCAAGTATAAAGCAGATTTAGAAGAAGAACAACAAGGTAATACTTTTTTACAAATTAATTACGCTGAACCTTGGGTCGAACTGTTAGATGCTTGGATTCCTTTAGTTGATGGAGTACCAACACCAGAAGAAATTGGAGAACAAGAAAGTTCATTCTTTGGCATTAATAATGAGACTGAGATTAACAGAGTACCATTAGCTGGTGATAATAATGACTTAATTCAACTAGAACTAATGGGAGAAACAGTGACCGTAAATTCAGTTTATGTTTCTAAAATATCTCGACAAGACACATATATGTTCTTTCCTGTTATAAATGGACAAGTTACAACGGATCAAACAAAAGAAAAATCTTTGTTAGAAATCGAATCTATTAGTCAAAGATTGGCTAATGTTTTAAGAGCAAGTTTCCGTATAAATGGTGATGCTGTGCCGCTTGAAAGAGCAACAGCTCAAGAGCGTTTAATAAATCCAAACTATAGTGGCACATTTGTAGAAAATGCAAAATTATGGTTTAGAACTTCTCAGAGTTTACAAGAACTAGAAAGACTTTTAGAATATACTAGAGAACAAATGAGTAGTGCTAGTCAAGAAGACTTACAAGAATTATATATGCAAGTTCTTGATTTTGGAAGAACTTTTAGAGGTAATGAAACAATAACTTTCCCAGGGTTTATAAATCCTAGATTAGAAGTAAATCCAAATGTTGACGATCCTGTTCAAGATCTCCAAAACAGACAAGCGCAAAAAGATGAAGTTAGTAGGAACATTAATGCATTTTTACAAGAAGTAGAAGATACAAGAGACGGAGCAGATACAGTTGATCAAGGAGAACTTAGATCACGCTTAACAGGCTACACTCCGCAAGAACAAAATATCATTATTGCAATTTGGCAAGAAGTTGACAGAAACTTTGGGTCTGATGACAATAGAATATTAAATGCTATACAACAAATACGTACTAAAGAAGCATATGAAAAGATAAATCGCGGATATGAAAGTCTGTCGAGCGGTAGAAGTATTTTTATAGATCTCGAAAGTACTTGGACATTTAGCAACATGAACGCTTTAAGAGATCATTTAAGACGTATTGGTGTTATAACTCCAGGTGCAACTGTAGAAAGTGAAGTACTATCGTTATATAAAAGAATGAGCAAACTGTAATGAGATACATATTTTTTGAAGACGAACCAGGATTTATTAGAACTTCGCAACAATTAGCAAATGCGTTTGACAGAGAAGAATGGATGCGAATTGCACACTATTGGTTAAGACGCTCTGGCGTTAGGGGCGGAGCAAGTTCTGACTTTGGTTCTTTTGGTGACAATGCAAATCGTATTAATAGAAATCTTGCACAATTTCAAAGAACAGTCGGAGCCGATCAGCCACTCCAAGATACTAGAACCTGGCAGCGAAAAGCATCAAGATACGGTATACGACTAAATACCCCTGGCGTGCCAACTTGGAACGACATTTACTTTGAATTATCAAGAGGGATAGAATTTGATTTACCTCCGAATATGGACCAAGGCGAAACTGGCGGACAGTTTGATCTAGACGATACACAAGAAGAAGGTCCTACAGAAATCGGTAGCTGGGTTAATGTTGATGTTACTGAATGGACAGACGCACAAGAGTTACGTGACAATTATATTAAACCATGGTTAACTCACCTACAAAATACTGCTAGAGATTCAGAGTGGTGGGATTGGCTTAACGGACAATCAGGAAGTGCTACTCGAACAAATCGACATTTAGATAGAATGTATCAACAGTTTAGTTTTCCTGACGGTAACATCTATAAAAAACTTGAAGAAGACGGAACAATAAGCAAATTGGATGTTGATAGAGCATTATTTAATTGGCTAAAATTTGCTGACATGTCTTATAAGGATTGGAAGGAAAATAGCAGTTGAATCTAGTAAATGTATATCCTAGATTTAACAGTGATCCTTATCTTCGCAAACCTATTCAAAGACAACTAGTTGAGACTCTTCCTTTCAAAGACTTTGACAAGGATGGATATGAAGTTCCGACTCCTTTAGAACACCTACACTACGAAGCTAACGGTATTGAATTAAACAGAGAAATACAGTTTCATATTGCGCCAGTGCAAGAATGGTATCATGATGTAGAACAAAGCGAACACGGCTTAGTTTTAGATCATTGTATGTTGTTAACACGTTATGCATTCGCAGGTGAAGCTAGAGATCAAATTATCGAAGTATCAAAAACAAGACCTATACTACAAAAATTGTTAAATATCAAACCCAAGTGGGGAATAGACTTTAGTCTTGATTATGTAACACATGAAGTTGTTATGGAAGTGATACATATCGAACAAGATTTTGATAACGTTGACGAAGCAACACAAGCAAAAGAAAGACTTGAACAAATCATCGATAATACCGATTGGTATGACGGTGCAATGCGTTTATGGCAACGCAAGGATGAATGGATCAACTTATCATCAGATGATCATTCAGATTATAAAGCACAGTTTTTTGGATGGCATCGTGCTTTTGACAATAAAAAAGTATTTTCTACTTGACAAACATCTAAAAATATCATATAATATAAACTAAATTAACAGGAGGAACCTATGGGTGACCGTACATATGGTGCTGAAGAAAAAGCAAAATTAGAAAAACTAGTTCGAGAAGGTGTAACTGTACTTCAAGAAGTAGAAGATTTACAAACAGGGTTAAAAGAAACTGTAAAAGCTGTTGCAGAAGAAATGGATATTAAGCCAAGTCTTATTAACAAAGCAATCAAGGTTGCTAAAAATCGCGACTGGGATCGTCATTATGATGAGTTTGACGATTTAGAAACTATTATTACTACACTAGGATATGATAAGTGATTGTTAAAATAAAAAGTTATTGGTTAGACAGCTATCGTAGTGATAAGATTGCATTTTGGTTTGAACTAGTAAGTTTTATATTTACAGTATCCGCTAGTATGACACTAGCGTTAAATGCAGACAATCCTAACATGATGATTGTTTATCCAGGCTTTTTTATAGGTAGTAGCACACAATGTTATGCAAGTTATAGACGTGGATTGCCTTGGATTCTATTACTAACTTTTTACTTTAGCTGTATCAATATTGTAGGTTTTGGAGTAGCAGCACAATGGTGGTAGAACAAAAACCGTATCAATGGCTAAGTTGGATAGCAACAGTATGTCTATTAGGTGCTGCCCTTCTTGCTGCATTTAATATATACCCTTTATATATTTGGGCATTTATAGTCAGTAATAGCTTATGGATACTTGTAGGCGTACTCTGGAAGGAAAAAAGTTTAATAGTGATGAACGCAGGATTAACCGTAATTTATGTTGCAGGAATTTTATTCTGATATATAATTATAACGCCAATAGCAATAGCTGGGCAAGTAGATGGTTAAGTTGGCCACAAGCAACGAGGAGAAATGAATGCCATACGTAGACGCGATGTTTGATCGTGATCAAGATATTATCCGTGTCGTTGAAAGACGCGAAGGTAAACGATTGTTTACAGAATATCCTGCAAAATATACATTTTATTACAAAGACCCTAAAGGCAAATACAAGAGTGTGTACGGTGATCCACTAAGCCGTATTGTATGTAAAAATACAAAAGACTTTCGCAAAGAAGTTGCTATCAACAAAGGCAAGGACTTGTTTGAAAGCGATATTAATCCAATCTTCCAATGTTTAAGTGAAAACTATCTTAACCAAGACGCACCTAAACTAAACATTGCATTTTTCGATATTGAGACAGACTTTGATCCTGATAGAGGTTTTGCTGATCCAGCGGATCCCTTTATGCCCATTACGTCAGTGTCTGTATACTTGCAATGGTTAGAAACAATGGTGTGTCTTGCTGTTCCACCAAAGACACTCACAATGGAGCAGGCACAAAAAGAAGTAGAAGGCTTAGACGGTGTTGTATTGTTTGAGGACGAAGGCGAAATGCTAAACACGTTCTTGGACTTGATACAAGATGCAGACATACTAAGTGGTTGGAACAGTGAAGGTTACGATATTCCGTACACTGTAAATCGTGTTTCACGAGTATTGAGTAAAGATGATACAAGGCGTTTCTGCTTGTGGGGTCAATTGCCTAAGAAGCGTGAGTATGAAAAATACGGGAAGCAAGCAGTTACATTTGATTTAGTAGGTCGTGTGCATTTAGACAGTCTTGAACTTTATCGTAAGTACACATATGAAGAACGACATTCATATCGACTAGATGCAATTGGTGAAATTGAAGTTGGCGAAAACAAGGTGCCATATGAAGGTACCTTGGATCAATTATACAATAATGACTTCCGCAAGTTTATTGAATATAACATTCAGGATACTGCATTGCTTGATAAACTAGACAAGAAGCTACGCTTTATTGATTTGTCTAACAGCATTGCACACGAGAACACTGTTCTACTGCAAACAACAATGGGTGCTGTTGCTGTAACAGAGCAAGGCATTATTAATGAAGCACACAACAGAGATTTACGTGTTCCTAATCGTCCAAAGCGTGACGACACTGAAAGTACACAGGCGGCAGGTGCATATGTTGCATTTCCTAAAAAAGGATTGCACAAGTGGATTGCTTCAATGGACTTAAACTCACTGTATCCAAGTGTGATTCGTGCATTGAATATGGCTCCAGAAACTATCGTAGGACAGATACGTCCAGAGATTTCAGATGCCCGTGTACACGAAGACATGACGCTAAAGAAAAAGTCATTTGCAGGTAGTTGGGAAGGACGCTTTAGTACAGAAGAATATGAAGCAGTTATGGATCAACGTAAAGATGTTGCACTTACTGTGGACTGGGAAGATGGACGTTCAGATGTACTAAGTGGTGCAGAGATTTATCAACTTATCTTTGACAGTCAAATGCCGTGGATGCTTAGTGCTAACGGTACTATTTTTACAACAGAATTTGAAGGAGTTATTCCTGGTATTCTAAAGAGGTGGTATGCAGAACGAAAAGAACTTCAGAAGAAACTTAAGAAGGCCAAAGACGCAGGCCTTGATGCGGAGATTGAGTATTGGGACAAACGACAACTTGTTAAGAAGATTAATCTTAACTCTCTTTATGGGGCCATTCTTAATCCTGGTTGCAGATTTTTTGACAAACGTATAGGACAGAGTACCACGTTAACAGGCAGACAAATTGTTAAACACATGAGTGCAGAAGTTAATAATGTTATTACAGGCGAATATGATCACGTAGGTAAAAGTGTTATCTATGGCGATACTGACTCTGTATACTTTAGTGCTTGGCCAGTACTTCAAGATGACATAGAGTCAGGTAAACTAGAATGGAGTGCTGAAAAAGCTATTGCATTATACGATCAAGTAGCTGAACAAGCTAATACTACATTTGAAAAGTTTATGGCGCAAGCATTTCATTGTCCTAAAACACGAAGCGATGTTATTGCAGCAGGTAGAGAAATTGTTGCACAGTCAGGCTTGTACATTACCAAGAAGCGTTATGCGGCACTAGTAATTGATAACGAAGGTTTTAGAACAGATGTAGATGGCAAGCCAGGTAAAGTAAAAGCAATGGGCTTGGACTTGCGCCGTTCAGATACGCCGGTGTTTATGCAAAAGTTTCTTAGCGAACTACTGCTAATGGTGCTTACAGATGTATCTCAAGAAGATGTACTAGAACGTATTACAGTGTTCCGTAAAGAGTTTCAAGAAATGCCCGGTTGGGAAAAAGGTTCGCCTAAACGTGCAAACAAGATTGGACACTATCAGCGTCTTGAACAAAAACAAGGCAAGGCAAATATGCCAGGCCACGTGCGGGCAAGCATTAACTGGAATACACTAAAGCGCATGAATGGCGACAAATACTCGCAAGAGATTGTAGACGGTATGAAAGTTATTGTTTGTAAACTAAAACAAAATCCACTAGGCTATACAAGTGTTGCATATCCAACAGATGAGCTACGCTTGCCAGAGTGGTTTAAGGAACTGCCATTTGATGATGCAGCAATGGCAGAAACTATTATTGATAATAAGTTAGACAACTTGATTGGTGTGCTTAACTATCCACTAGAGGATACTAAACAACATACTACGTTCAACAGTTTGTTTGACTTTGGAGATTAAAATGTATGAAAGTAAAACTTGAACTAGAAATCGACACTGATAATTCTTCAGACCTAAATACTATTGAAGAACTTATAGCAATGTTAAAAGAGTTAGCTGAAAGGATGCATGATGAGTGATGAACAAAAATTAATTCTTATATCAGACTTTATTGAGCAAAAATTACGTAAAGAACAAGAATTAGATTTTTATCTACAAGAGCTAGAAGAATTGCAGCGTAAGATTGGTTGGTTGCGTAGAGAAGTTGATTTAACCAATACTATTATCAACATGATAAAGCATGAGCAAGTTTACGACATTAAAGAACAAATGCTTGCTAATGAAAATAATGTAATTAAATTGCCGGAAGATGACAAATGAAATACAGCAATTGGGACATTGGTGGAGAAGTTGTTAAGCAAGATGAACGTTACACTGTAAAAGACAACACTCATCTTAAAAACTTAGTTGTTAGTTCTACACAACTAAGAGCGCATAAAAGCACAACTGGTCACAGACATGCAGGACAAGAAGAAGTTTATATCTTTACAAAAGGTAACGGACAAATGGAATTAGATTACAAAATATTTGATGTAAAAGAAGGCGATACTGTACTAGTTGAAGATAATGTATTTCACAAAGTACACAATAATACCGACTTTGGATTAGAATTTATTTGTGTATTTGATGGAGGGAGAGACCAGTGAAAGTAGGCTTTACTTGTAGTACTTTTGATTTGTTACACGCAGGACACGTACAAATGTTGCGTGAAGCAAAAGAAAACTGTGACTATCTTATATGTGGGTTGCAAATAGATCCAAGTGCAGATAGACCGGAGAAAAACTCTCCTATACAAACTATTGTAGAACGTTATACACAACTTAAAGCAGTAGGATATGTAGACGAAATTATCCCTTACGGCACTGAACAAGACCTAGAAGACATCTTGACAATGTATCACATAGATGTTAGAATACTAGGAGAAGAGTATCGTGAAAAGGATTTTACGGGCAAGGATATTTGCAAGAAGCGGGGTATCCAGCTACACTTTAACAAAAGAGATCACCGCTTCTCATCATCAGACTTGCGTAAGCGAGTAACAGAAAGGGAAAACAATGACTGACGGTCCATTTAAAGCAGCGTTCGATGCAGATACAGACGGAGTAGTTCGTCGTGAGATTGTAACATATCGTTACAAAAACGGAATCTTAGTTAAAGAAGAAGCAAGCCGTGATTACTACAAGTCAGGTGACTATCACGATACAAACAACAGTAAGCCTTTGGTAGAGAGGTAATACTATGTCCCCTAACGCTAAATTCATTTTTGATGTAGACGGAACACTTACTCCTAGTAGAGGTATTATCGATTCAAAGTTTAAAGAGTTCTTTAATACGTTTTGTCGTAGTAATCAAGTGTTTTTAGTTACAGGTAGCGATAAACCTAAAACAGTAGAACAGATAGGTGAAGATACTTATAATTTAGCTCATACAGTATATAACTGTTCGGGCAATGACGTTTGGCAAAGTAAAAAGAATATTAGACGTAATGAATGGATACTTCCTGAAGATGCACACAATTGGTTAAGTGAACAATTAACTGCAAGTGCGTTTAGTATTCGCACAGGATTACACTTTGAACATCGTCCAGGCATGTGTAACTTTAGTATTGTAGGACGTAACGCAGATAAAATAGAACGTGCAAAATATGTTACGTGGGACACAGAACATGACGAACGTGTTTATATTGCTCACAACTTTAACCTATTATTTCCAGAACTCGAAGCAAAAGTAGGTGGTGAAACTGGTATTGATATTTCACCTAAAGGATTTGATAAAAGTCAAATTGTAAAAGACTTTGACCCAGAAGATGTACTTTGGTTCTTTGGTGATGCAATGCACGAAGGCGGCAATGATTTGCCATTGGCAAAAGTAGTTCATCATCATAGGCACGTATTAAACTGGCGCAACACATGGGAATTCCTCACATGGTTTCAAGAGCAAGGAATAGCATCATGAATATTTTATTAACAGGACATAGAGGCTTTATTGGTTCAGCATTACTAGAACGGTTAAAGAAAAACAATCGAATAATAGGGCTAGATA